GGAGTTTTTGGATCTCTTTAACAGATTCTGGGAACCCTAAACCACGCATCCAATTTTGAATCTGCATGTAATTTTCCAGATCCTCATCAACAATAAACCTTAAAACAAAATCCTCAAAATACATCTTATCACCAGGAAGATCTATATTTTTAAGGAAGGTTGGTTGTTCTGCTACACCAAGACTTACTCCAGGTATATTCACAGAGTTAGAGAAGAACGATACTTGTTTTGCTCTACTTAGTGTAAATTTAAAACCAATGGAAGATAGGAAGTTCCTATTCTTAAGTTGATTTGTATATAGATTCCTAGAGTCCATTTTCTATATGAGGGGTTAAAAATTTAATAAAGTAATCTCCAATAAATTTATATCCTGTTTTATAAGGATGAAAACTATGGGGATTTACTAGTTCATGCTCTCCAGCATAACCAAAGCATGTACTATATTTATCCAGGAAGTTAGGATCATACTTCTCCCGACTTTCTAATCCATATATATCCAACTTCCATTTCTCTATTTCAGAATTTAAATGATCTTTGCATATCCTATACAATAGATCTCTTTTAGGTTTATCACCATCAATAAGATTCCGTATCTTTGTTGTATAATCTTTGGAACCAAAAATATCATACCAGAAATTTTTTATCTTTGGATATAATTTAAAATATTGATTCCAATGTAGCATATCTGATTGCAATTCTCTAAGAGCTACATCATCATCATAACAATACCTATAAATTGCCTTGGTCATTTTATCTCTACTAGTATTCCATCTAGTTTGAAAAACATTTCCTTCTTCTAAATAAATGTTTTCATACATCTTAGAATCTTTAAAATACATAAACGTTCTACGTAATGTAGTAAGACCCCAAAGTACTATAATATGCTCATAACTTTTATACTCATTAGCAAATTTACTACTAAGGAAGTAGTTCTTTGCATAATGAAATTGTTTTAGATTACTAGAACCACTCTCACCAAGGTTTACATGATCTACATCAAAATGTTCAACAACATATCTTCTCCACCCAAATTCCCATGCATATTCAGAACTATATCTAATTTTTTCATACTCCTTAGCATTCATACCCTTCTCACATCCTGCACCTTCACCAAATGTCCAACTACATCCTAAAGTAATAAGTAAAGTTTTCTTTGTTTTAGTCACGATATTTTCTCGATAATATACTTGGCAATTACTTCATGTCCCTCTTTTTTAGGTACAAAAGTATGTGGATTTACTATCCTATTATTTAAAGCATAGTTCATAGGACCTCCTGCCCAACCTTCATAATATTCTCTTTTATTCATTGCATGATCAATACAGAGTAAAGATAATAGATCCCTATTCTTCGATCTTATATCAAAAAAATTACTAGGTCTTATAGTATATTTTTTAGAATTAAAACTATCGAACCAATAATTTTTAATACCCAATGCCTTGAAGAAAATATTCCAATGAACTATTTCTGTCTCAAGTTCTTTAGTAGCAACATCATCGTGATGAGACCATTTATTTAATCCATATCCAAGTTTATCTTTATTATTTCTATCAAGATATTTTTCTTTAAAAATTATATCTTCATACTTCCTACTATCACTACACCATTTATAATCTCTACGTGTGGTGGTAAGACCCCATAAAACAATAATCTCATCTCTTCTTTTATCATAAAATTTTTTAGAATTAAAATAATCTTTTGCTAAAGCAAACTGTCTTTGATTACTACTTTGAGATGTAGCAAAGTTAATATGATTATCCTGACAACCAAGATAATCACGAACAATTATTCTCCATGAATCATCATAATGAGGTTCTTTATTTTCATACACAATCTTGGGCATGCCAGGTTTATACCATACACCAGATCCTAAAGTCCAATCATCACCAAACGTAATTAAAAACATTTAAGGAAAAGTATGATGTTTTGGTGTCATAGGTTCATCAAATAATACTCGTTCCAAGTATTTCTTTGCCCACTTATCATCAAAACATTTTGCAAGAATACCACGAGTCTTATCATTTTTCTGTTGCTGTTGACAGTACCAAATTTGACCATCAAGTCTCTTCATTACTTTAACCCAATCATGATCATCTATTTCTACACTCATTACTTCATGATTGAATACATCAAGATAATCTTGTACTAAAGAAACAAAATCAGATTCTTCTTTAGAATTTTGAAGGCGAAGAAATTTACAATAAGGAGAGAATATTTCATCACCCCAAAGAGGTAATGCTCTCACTTCTTTAAAATGATACTTACTACCAATACTACTTAGTTTATCTGTGATACTTTTAGACAGTCCATTAACAGGTGATATATCAACGATAGCAGCCCCAACTCCTGCAGGAGTAGCGACGATATCAGCACCAAAGATTGGTAGGTCATATTTAGGATCTGGAAAAAATACTGAGTGTAGAATATCTAAATTACCTAGTCTTGCAGTTTCTAAATGAACCTTACGTAGACCAGGACATTTATAAAATTCATTATGAATATACAATTTATCATCATCAAGATTACCAGTAACAGTCGCTAGATCTTGATGCTTATGATATGGTTTTATTCCTGGTAATGCACTATATGAGACACGAATATTAGTAGCAAGTTTTTGCACTAAAGGATGAAAATCTGTCATAGTTCTTCCTCACAATTTGGATTAATACTTTCAATCATTGTACCACCTACATCAGATCCTGCATCCATACCCATCATCGTAGCAGCTCCAGCAAGAACCCAACCAACAAAGGGAATCCCAGTGAGACTAGGGGCCACAGCAGCACCAACACTAGCACCGACCATTCTACCTGTTCCTTTTCCTGCACCGATTGCTTCGATACATTCCTCGGACTTACCACCTTTTGTGGATTCATTAACCAAGTTTTTAGTCCCAAGACTCGTTGCTGGATATGATTTCCTTTCCGTAATGGTGTTGTTACCCAATCCCAGAAACCCAGCTTTCTTCTTTATATCCCGTTCCACATGAGACATCTTAGGATCATTAGCACGATAATCAATTCTATAACCGTCCTTATTTGCTTCTACTTTATATGAAGTATAAGAACCTACAGGTACATTTACTACAGGGAACTTACTTTGTCTAGAGATCATCCCAATCATACCAATATGAGACAACATGAAAATACTACTTGCTGTTCCTATTGATATCCACTTCCACTTATAGTCCATAGTTTTCATTTTGGTAATTTTCTATTAAAGTTCCAGTAGTCAAACTTCATATAAAGCTTGTAAGGTAAGCATAGAAGTTTCTGTGTGAACCATTCAAGGTAAAGTAATGAGAGTATGATATACTTCTCGATCATATTATATATAGCCTCTTAATCTGCATTTAAACTATCAAAATTAAGGTTTTTGTATGGATACTCGTCCATCAATCTTCCATTATAACGATTAAATCTCTCTCTACCTGGGAATTTCATATCAAGATCATGGTAAAAATATTGTCTACCAAATCTAGGTACTTTTGTTTTCCACCCAGTAAAATCAAGAACTCCACTCTCACTTGAGGTAGGACATTCCTCTAATTTATCTTCTTCACCATTCCAAGTCCAAGGAACACATGAATCAACAGTTAAGATAAATGCTTTGCTTTTGAAAGCAGTCATCCTTAAAAATCCATTAGCATATGCATCAAATGCTTCCCAACGCTTATCATGCTTAGAGAATTTTATTCCATTGGTTGCATGGAAAATAAGTTCCATACTAAATTCTACGAGATGTCTTTCACAAAAACCTATTCCTATCTCATCTGCTGCTCCCCACATATCATTACAAATCATACCAACTGATTTATAACCAGATGCTGTAAAATATTTTAATCCCTTACTCCAAATCTTACCTATACATCTATCTTGAGGAATACAATAAGTCTTATGAGTTACTGCAGATAGATTTCCTTCTTTAGTATAATGCCTTATCTCATTCCTATTAACAAATCCTATCTCTTCTTTCTCTTTTAAAATAGTTCCTAGATGTAGATTTAAACCTCTAGCATGTAACTCTACTTCTTTTAAAGAATCAATTAATTCTTTTTCTCTTCCATTTATATCTTGATACCCCGAAAGCGATCCTTCTGGAGTAAGGAGGTGGTCAACACTATTCTCCTTTGCCCAGTCAATCGCTTTAAAAAGTTCTATTTTGTTTAATTGTATATTAGATGCTACAGGTATCTGAGCACCAGCAAGTCTAAGCACTCGTATTATTCAGATATAATCTGATTATACCATGCTTCGCTCATTCCAACAATGATGTTATCAGCATCATCTTTAGACTTTGCATATTGCTCAGAGATTAAATGCTCAACCACCTTCTCGTAATCCTTAGCGATCTGTTGAGCTTGTTTTGGTGATGGTTTCATTTTTTATTGTTCTGATAGTTTTTGTAAAGACCTAATCCAACTACTGCAAGAATGATAATACCAATACCATATCCTACAACACCAACTCCCACAGACTCTGCTTGAACAGGAGCTACTGGTGCTGGTATAGTTTCAATTGCTGCATCTGCTGCTGCTTGTCCTAGTTTGTCCATAATTACCTTGTTTTGACTATTTATCTTTGAGTGAAGTCAATACCCTCCATATGGTCATATTCATGTAGAAATATCCTAGCAATGAATCCTTCTAATTTTACTTTATGTACTTCTTTACCTTCATCCTCATACTTCACAACAATAGACTCTGGTCTATCAACATCTAAAAATACATCAGGAAAGGATAAACATCCTTCCTCCAATTTTACTAACTTCTTTGATTGCTTTATTATTTTTGGGTTAAAACATGTAATCGTCTCTTGCAACTCCATGTTTGATATCATTACAAATGCTCTTTCTTTTATACCTATTTGATTTGCTGATAGTCCCACTCCATTATAGTGGAACATATTTTCATGCAACTGATACGATAACTTAGATCTATCTAAGTTGTAACTACACTTTTCAATCTTTGCGTGTAATAGTGGATCGTCTGATGGCAACAGCTTTTGAATCATATGTTAGTAATTCTCTAAGATAAGTAATCTCTTGCTTTAGTTCTTCATTCTCTTGCTCTAGTTCCTCAATGTGATCTAGGTAGATAATGACTGACATGCATTTCCCTCAAGTCGGCGAATAATTATTTACATGTTTAACATTCTCTTAATGTCCTTTATGTAAACTAATGCCATCAGGAGGATTTGAACCACCGACCTTGGCTTTACAAAAGCCCTGCACTACCACTGTGCTATGATGGCAAATGGTGGTTTCCTATCGCCTCCATGTCTGAAACCACCAAAGGGACATGCAGCAGTTGAAGGGTACGTATGCTGTTTATACTCAGCCCCATTGTACCATCGGGGGGACTTATTTTTGTTCGGAACTACCCAGCCACGCATAAATGCGATTCATCGGTTCGGTCTTGCCCTTACTTCAACTGGTATATTATCGCATAAAAAAAGAGACCCGTAAAGGGTCTCTTAATAAGATATGTAATATCTGAATTACATGAGGTTCTTGATTTGAACACGACGGTAGTAACGGTTCTGGTTAACTTTAAGTCTTCCAAGACCTTGATCTGTACCTTCAGCGAATGGGTTTGCAACAAGACCATATCTTGTCTTAAATCCAATTTTTGGCTGGAAGGTGTTTTCTCCTACCGCACGAACCATCTGTAGAGGCACGTAAGGACAATAGAACAGTCCAGCGTCATAAGGAGAAGATCCTTTGTATCCAACAACGTAGTACTGGTTAGCAGCAACGTTTGCAGAATAAGGGTCGATGTAAACACGGTACTTACCGAGAAGAACACCAGCAAATGTATTGCCTGTGTCATCAACGTTAAGGTTAGCGTTAAGTGCAGGAGTGTAATCCAGAACGCCAGCCATGGTGAGGGCGGATGCAACGTCTGCAGAGCAGAGGATGATGTTACCCTTTCCGCGACGAGTTCTTTGTGCGATTGCGTTAGCGTCGCGCTCGATCTGGAATAGAAGTCCTTTGAACTTCTCAACTGACCAACGACCATTACTGTCGATGTCTAAGTCGAATATACCGGCGGTTGCAGT